ATCAATGATGGATGCACGATTGACATATATGTATAACCCACTACCGACAACGGCAACAGATACAGCAGCAGACGCAATAGCAAGTACATTTACAATTTTTTGCATGATCCTATAATTTGTAAGGTTTATCGTCAGTGGTTATTTTAAGAGGTGCTTGCTCAATACGAATAGTTTGAACAGGACCAGCAGGAGCTTTTGCTATAATAGCTTCAATGTCCTTTGCAGTAACAGGAGGGGGACCACCGTTTCCACCATTACCGTTACCATTCATTTTCATAGTGCCGTCTCCTTTTTTAGAAGCAGTCTGAATTCCGAAGCTAGCTAAAACTCCTGTAAAAACTGAAGCTATAAAAGTTGGATCTATTTTTTGTTGTGGTACACCTGGAATCGCCACATAATTAAGAGTCAATATTCCACCTGACCAGGCAAGAACGGCAATTCTGACCGCAGTAGATATGATCGCAGCTTGTTCTTCAGCATCTGGTAGTATAGCATCTTTTGCTTTTTGAAGCAAATTTTTCTTTTCTTCTTTAGGCTCTACTACTTCTTCTTTAATTTCTTCGGGCATTTATGTAAGAGTAACTAGCTCTTATTTAGCATCTAGAAACCCTTGTTTTATCATTTTCTGCAACTCTGCAGTGCTACCAGTGAATATGGCATTATTGGTAACATTGTTTGTAGTCTTATGTTTAGTCTCATCAATATCTTTAACCTTTTTCTGAAGATCCATTAATTTATCAGCGATGTCAGCAGTAGATTTTAATACCTGACCTGCAACCTCATATGCTCTAGGTGAACCAGAACTATCAGCAACATCCATAATACCATTAAGAGTCTCTTGACCCTTTTCTATCAATGAATATAACTGAGCACGAGAATACTCATAGTCCTTATCTATATCAACTTTTGTTAGTTGTTCTTTTCTAGTAGCACATCCGTTTTCTGGTGTAGTACTAACTTCAACAGCACTAGTAGTGTTTAATGCCTCATCAATTTTCTTAGACATTATACATCCTCCTGTCTAGTAGGACTATACTTCTTAGAATCACCGAACATAGTAGTAGTCTCACTAAATCCAAAGTCATCTTCAGGTCCAGCAGTAATTGGATCTGGGGTAACAGTGTACCTCATCTCACGCTTAGCTTGCTGTACATTAGTATCTGCATAGTAATCGACTTGAACCTTCTTAATAAGTCCCTCTGTACTATCAGCAACAGGACCAAAGAGATAAGTCTTAGCATTAAAATTGAAGGTATACATCAACACTCTTCTAGTTGAGAAGTCACCCTCATATTCATCAGTAAATGATATGTTCTCTAGTACTATAGGAATATCTCTCTTCTCTCCTATAGATTCTACTAGATCTATAGTAACATTAAATGCTGGTTGGAAGAATGGTAATATTTGTTCTACTATCTGTAATGCATCATCATTTAATTTAGTCATTACATTAAGTTCAAACCCCACATTGTAAGGTACTGGTAAATATACTTTTTTTGCTTTAGTATTGGATGGATCTCTACTATCAACTGCTTTAAAAGTTCTAGTAACACTTGCTTTTCTACTAGAATCATATTGCATGGATGACATTTCAAAAGACATCCTAGGTAATGTAATAGCAGTTGCCTTTGTTAATTCTTCTTGCTGCTCAAGTTTTGCTAAAAACTTTTGTTTTGGACCATAGATTAATGGAACTTTAGTTTCACTAATAGTGCCACCAGATCTGTCATCATGTTTAATATGAACATCATTAAACAATGTACCGAAAGCAATAATTGTCTTTCTTAAAATTTCGTGATAAAAATAGGTTCCTAGCATCAGATTATACCAAAGGGATTAGTTTCCGTGAAGTCTAAAAGTTCATCACCAGCAGATTCAAATTCATCATTCATAAAGAATTCACTACCAGCAGCTTGAGTACTTAAGTCATCACCCCACGAGAATACTTGATATCGAGCAGAAGATGCAGTACCAGTAATGTACTCACCTGGCCAGAAATCACCAGTATTTATCGAAATTTCTAACTTTCTATTAGCAGCATCCCATTTCTTAACATATGCTTCAGTACCAGAATTAGATCCAACTACCCTTTCGTTTATATGATATGTTCCAAGACCAACGCTTAATGGAGCACTAATAGAAATAGATGGAGTTGCCTCATAACCAGTACCAGCGTCTGTTAGATATATTCTAAACATATTAGATCCAGACAAGGTTGCAACAGCAGTTGCCTGTACCTGACCTGCCTTAGCACCGACCATAGCACCAGTACCAATAAAGGTTGTATTAACAGTACCAGTACCACCTATCGATGTACCAATACCAACACTGTTAGCACCAATAGAAGTTACAATACCACCACCAGAAAGTGTTACAGCACCAAGAGACTTGAAGTTAATAGTATGACCAATAGCAATATTTGCCATAGTATTAATACCAACAATCTCCATCATTCCAGCAGTTGCAATACCAGTAAATTCATACTGCTTATCAACATATTGAGGATGTTGAATTGTTATAATAGGTGGAGAAACATAATTAGAACCTGGTTGTGTAATTCTAATTGATGCAATACCACTGTTAGTTAATGTAGATGTTGCAGCAGCACCCACACCTGGAGTTCCAAATCCAATCGTAGGTGGTTCAACATAAGCAAAACCTGGATTAGTTATAGCAACATAATCTACAGAAGAAAGAGTACCTTTAGTAGTAGTAATTGCTACAACAGCACCAAGAGATGTTGATACACCAGCAGGAGATGGAGATACACTAACAAGAGGTGCTGAAGTATATCCAGAACCATCATCATTCAATGTAATCTTCTGTAATGCACCATTTAGTGCAAAGGTATCAACAGATGCTTTAGCAGTTGATCCAATACCAGCAAGGTTTACAGTTGTAATATATCCTTCTTCACTCAATCTCTCATCAATACCAGCAACATTTGTATCGATAAGATCGTCTTGAAGTTGATAGAGTTCACATTCAAGTTCATAAGTATAGTTCTTACCTAACTGGAAGAATGGACTCTCATGTTCTACATGCTTAATCTCAAATAATCTTTCTCCTAATGGGAACCAGATTAGATCACCTTCTTTAGGTCTAGTACCAAAATCTATATCTCCATCTAATGCACCCTGTAAGTTTGTAGAGTTAAACTGAAATGGTGCAATAAAATCCTCAAATCTTTCTCGTGATATTGTTAATGTAATCTCATTCTGTAAGTTAATACCAAACTTAGTCATTACATCACTACCCTTAGCATACCCCTCATAGTTGTTTAGATATGCTTCAATAATATAATTATCATTAAACTTTGATGACTGTACCTCACCTAAAATATCATCAGTAACAATTTGTTTTCTAGGTATATAATAACAGTCCAGACCAAACATCTTGATCTGTTCATCGACTAGCTGCTGAACTAGTCGCTGCTCATCGGGAGAACCATGTTGGAAAAATGGATTTAATGGCATTATCCTATCATATCAAGTACAGGCATCTCCCATGTAATCATCATCTTCTCCTCTATGTCTCTAAGTTCAAAATCTGCATCTTCATACATTTGTCTTCCATTTAATTCAATACCACCAGGAAGTTTTACTCCATTAAATTTCATTAGATTCTGACCCCACTGTTTTTTAATTTTTGCAGTAAGATATCTCTTTAAGAATGAATCATTATACACTCCGCTATAATTAGCAGGATCCATAATCCTATAACATTCTATAAGTATCCATGTATTCTCAGTGATTGAAGCCCAATCACAATCTATGTATAATCTATTGTTTCGTTTATTATATCTAATCTGTGGAGTCGTAGTTAATAAGAAATTAATATCTTCTAAGTAGGTCTTTGTCATAGAATAATTAAGAAGACCATTATAACCTAAGTTGAATGCAATATCATTTAAGAATAATTGATATTTAATATTATACATTCCACTACTAATCGCATTATTATCAAATTGATGTATTCTTTCAATACCCAGAACTGCATCTGGTACTGTTAGATAATTAGTATTCTCTTCCCATTCAAAAGAATCTGCTGTAGTGTGTGTTGTAATACCAGTACTAAAAGATCCTCCCCTAGCTCTACCCCTACGGATATCTTCTGTAGTAATTTGATACTTTAACAGTACCTTTTCTACACCATCAAAATGCCTCTCATAAAATAATTGTAGAGAGTCATCTATTAAATCATCAATTTGCTCATCGGCAACATTAATCTCCAGAATTGGAGCACCTAATTGTCTTAAACAATAATCTGATAATGTTGCCCTACTATTTGGTTTTGCCATTAGAAGAATCCTCCATCGATAGAGTCAGACCATGTTGGGACTCCAGCAGCGTTCGTGGTCATAAGATAGTTAGAAGTAGTTAGGAATCCAACTGTGCTTGCTGTACTTACTAATCTTCCATCATCCTCAAAGTATGCAACACCGTTAGGACCACTATATCCTATACCTGTGCTTCCACCTTGATCTGAGCGATAGTATAAACCATTCTTGAATGTACCATATCCAACAACATTGAAGTTGTCTTGTACAGTTACCTGACCAGAAGCAGAGTCTATAACAAGTTCTCCACTATTAGTCTCAATCTTAGTACTAGAACTACCAGCACCAATCTTGATGTCTGATATAGTAGCAACTCCACTAATAACTGTAAGGTTGAATGTGCTAACTCCAGTTACATTAATGTTTCTACCGTTAACCTCATCGTATATAACATCACCAATAACATTTAAGTTACCAGCAACATATATGTCGCTTTGGAATGTTGCTACACCAACGAAGGTTGAGAAACCTGCGAAGGTCATTTCAGTAGCAATACCAGTCTGTATTCTAGCGTTGGTAATTGCAAAGTTTGTTGCTAGACCAGCATTGATCTTAGCATCAACAGCATCTAACCAGTTAGTATCAACAACACTGATAGTAGAATAAGTACCAACAAGTGATGTTACAACACCAACATCAACATAAGCATTAGTAGCAATCGCAACTTGAGATCTTAGATTTGTAACTGCGAAATCTGTTGCTAAACCAGCAGTAATCTTAACATCTTCAATATCTGCATTTACAAAGTCAACATTAGTAATAGTCGCTGCTGTACCTACTAGATCAGTTGCAATACCAGATTGAATCTTAGCATTTGTTATTGCAAAATCAGTTGCTAAACCAGCTAAGACTTTAGCATCAACAATATCAATGTTATTAACATCAGCAATATCACTGAAGGTTACAACACCAGTAGCATTAATTCTCTCAAATCTAGCAGTGTCTAGAACATCTAATCTGTCTCTAGGTGAAGCAGTAGCAATACCAACCTTCTGATTAGCATCTATTCTTGCTGCCTCTACATTATCAGTGTTAAATCTGATAGTACCATCGGAACCAGAATCATCCAGAGCAATAGAAGTATCATTCTTCTGGAATGCATCTAACTGAATGACTGTAGCAGTTAAGATACCTAAGACATTTACATCACCAGTGATGTTGATATCTCCAGCACCAGCAGGGTCAATGTTAATATCACCTGTTGTAGATTCAATATTATTTCCAGCAATCTGGATGTTACCGAATGTACCACTTGTAGGTGTTATACTACTACTATCAGTACCATCTGTGATGGTTAAATTTGATAGTGCCTGAAGACTGGTTACCTGTTGTGAGAATGATACAGTACCATTTTCTTGGTCAACATAGAATGCTT